CGCTCGCGCGTGGGGATGCTGAAAATGTGTCCCCCAGTCAGCAGATCCATTGGTATCACTGGGTTTGACTGGGGGACAGGGGTTGTCCCCCGGTTCAGAGTGTCCCCCAGTCCGCTTCTTGGATTTCGACCGGGGGACACTTTTGACTGGGGGACAGGGGTTGTCCCCCAGTCGATCCATTGCAGCGCAATCGGTCTGCTCACTGGGGGACACTTTTTCACCCTCTCCGCGCGCGCATAGAGAGGGGGCTTTAGAGGGGGAGAGAGCAAGAACAGCCCTGTAGTGCTGGATCGTGCTTCCTCTCGGCCCCGGACTCGTCTCCGCAACCTCCGCCAGACCTTTCTTCACCAAGCGCTGCAGAGATTTCTTGGTAGCGGACACGTTCCCTCCGACCAGCGGATCCGCACCCAACTCCGCTCTAGTGGTGGTGCGTGGGTAGATCGTCCGCAGGCGCTGCAGAACCCGATCCGAGTGGCTCGCCGGCGAAGCGTCCGCAGGATCCACCTCCGGCGTGAAGTCCCGAATGCTGAAACTCAGGTCGCTCTCCTGCTGCATCAACAAACGGGTGCCGCCACGCCCGCACCGTGACTTCTCGATCGTGATGAGCCTGGAGCGCGCCCCCAGCTCGTCCAGCTCCTTGCCCTCCGGCTTCTTGAGGCTCCATACCTCGTTGACCGCATCGCGGATCGCACTGGTGCCCCTAAACCCGCCTTGCTTGTTGGCGTGGTGAATGATCAGGATTGTCGTTGCCGGATACAGCACCCCGTTGTTCCGGGTCAGCCAGTAGAGCGGCATCGCAAACTCCGACTTGTTCTCGTCGAACGCCTTACCGCCGCTGCAGCCGATCAGCGAGTCAATGATCACCAGTTTGGGCTTGCGCCGCTTCATCAGCTCCACGAACTGCGCGTAGTACTGCAGCGACCACTCACTGCGGATCAGCGTCCGGTCATCCAGTGGGTAGTCCGCCTCCGTCAACTGCTCCATCAGGTCAGTCAGCGGCTGGTCCCCGTTCAGGATCACCACACCGCCGGACTCCACAGGCATGGGACGTCCTCTCACCACAAAAGGCCGCCCCTCCAAGACGTGGCTCGCGAGCGTCCAGCAACTCATGCTCTTGCCATCGCCACCAGCGCCGTACACCACGACCACAGCGGGCTTCGGCAGCAGATCAGGAATCAGGTAACTGCGACTCACCGCAAACTCCCCGAGCCGGTCGCCCGTTATCTCACCGGGATTCTCCTTGTACCCGGTGTGATCCACGTAGACCTGCTCCAGCTTTGACTGATCCCGGTAACCGGCCAACAAAGCAAGCTGGTTCAAAGCGTAGTTGCGCTGGCCGGGGTCATCCATCTTCATGACCTCCTCCATCCGCTGTATCGCTTGCTCAAACGTCAGCGTTGAGTTGCGAACCTCCGTAACCGTCGCAGCTTCCGCTCTCTCAACCGTCTCCCTGCTGGCGTCCGAAAATCGCCGCCTCAGCGGATCCTGCTGGTCCGCCATCCAGATCAGCGAGTTGAACCGGATCCCCCCGCCCCGCTTGAACGACGCCCACACCCCCTCACACGGGTTTCCTTTCTTCCACTCCTCGGCGTACTCAGGATCCTCCGAACTCCACGCACTCCACAGAGTCAGCCCCAACTCGTTCGGCAGCGCATCGTGGATCGCCATGCCGATCTGCACCCACTGATCGCGGCTGCCCTGCCCCAGGTGCGGAATCACCCGCAGGCAGTCCTGCACAATCTCCGCAACCTCGTCCTCGGTCCGATCCGAGAAGTCGAGCGCCTTGCGGTTCTTGAGCAGCCCTTTGCCAACTGGTTCGGACTGCGCTGCCGCATCCCGCATCTCAGCGATCAGCCACGCAGGAGCCTCTGGAATGGCCTCCAGATCGCCTACAAGCCCGTACGTGCCCTCCGGCGCCTTCCCATCGCTAGAGCCGGGATAAGCGCCGTACAGGAGCCCCTGGCGGCCCCACAGCACCTCATAACCCGCACCCGTAGCCGCCAGGCTCACGCCCTTCACCTCTTTCCAGTGCTCCTCCGGCACCCGAAACAGGAACTTGGCCGCATTCGCCTTGGTCGAGGTCACACACGGCGCCCCCTCAAGCGACTCACCCCACTTGCGCTGGAGCTTGCTGAGGTTGGCGTCCACATCAAGGATCACCAGCCCCTTACTCCGAGGCCCCGTGAACACCCCCACAGCCCCGTACACCTCGGGATGCCGCTCCAACTGGAGCGCCACATCCGCCGGCCCCATGATCTGGTGGTGCGCCCGCCCCAGCGGGGTCTTGCCCTTGCTGACCTGTCCCTCAGGCAGCACCTGCCCCTTGCGGTAGATCGGCGCATACGCATACCCCTCAGGCAGCGCCCGCACAAACTCCAGCAGCTTCACAGTGTTACACTCCTATGGTGTTGTGTTGGTCCTTCGCCCCGTGCCTGCCCGGCATGGGGCGTTTTACTAGGCTACCGCCCTGCGGCTAATCCGCGCTACACTATGACCCGATGACCCACTGGGTCGTCCACCATCCACCCCGAAACCATTCATGGGCTTCCTTTCCACCAAGGCTTCAGCAACCGTCAACTCCAGCTCTGGCGGCGCCTACCTGAACCCCTCTAAACTCACAGACGGCGGCAGCGTCCGCTTCGCACTCCTGAGCGACACCCCGCTTGAGTTCTACGAATCCTGGGGCACCGCAGCCGACGGATCTTCCAAACCCTTCCGCTTTGACTACGAGCCTACATACGAGGACGTCGTCTCCGAAATGGGCACTTACAGCCCCCGCGAAGGACGTGGCGGCCCCGGCACTGCTGACATCAAGTTCTGCATCGCCATCCCCGTATTCAACTACGAGGCTGGTGCAGTCCAAGTCATGTCAATCAGCCAAAAGTCCATCCTCCGCGAACTGGACGCCATCTCCCAAGAAGAGGACTACACTAACCTCTTAGAGTGGGACTTCACTCTCAGCAAGAAAGGCAGCGGTCTGACCACCGAGTACAAGCTCCGCCCCGCTCCCCGCAAGAAGGGCGCCGACGCCACCATCAACGCCGCTTGGGAAGAAACCAATTCCGCCGGCTTCGACCTGGATCGCCTCTTGACCGGATCCAACCCCTTCAAGCCCGAGTGATCACCTGGGGGGCCATCAGCCCCCCTTTCAACTATGCACATCGTCAAAGTCGGCTTTGAGCCCACCGCCCTTGAACAAGTCGATCAAGAGGCAAAGGCAGCAGGCCTCTCCCGCTCCGAACTCATCCGCCAGCGCACCCTCACTAGGGGCGTTAGTACAAAAGAACTAACCCCCAACGACTACCACCGCCTCGTCAGCGAGGCCGCCGCCTACACCCGCGGCGCCATCGACCGGAGACAACTCGAATCCATCGTCGCTTTCACCGTCTCAAAACTCGCGGCCTGATGCTGGATCGCACCAACGCCCTCGCCGCCCTCCGCCGCTCTGCCTTGGTGCGCGACGACTCCGGCCCCCAGCGCATCTACCGCGACGCCTCCGGCACCATCTACTTCTCAGTCACCACCATTCTCTCCGCCACCGCCGACAAATCCGCCCTCGAAGGCTGGGCCAAACGCCAAGACGCCATCTACGGCGCTGGAGCGGCCGAACAAGACCGCAACACCGCCGCCACCCGCGGCACCCAGGCCCATTCACAGGCGGAATATCTCCTCAAAACCGCCAACAAGGTCGCCCGCTCGGTCGCCAACAAGCGCGGCTCCATCCGCATCGACCCCCACGGCCTCCCCCACATCCCCACCCCAGTCTTCCGCTGGGCACTGGCCCGCACCATCCCCAACATCCCCCCAGTAACCCTTTCCGCCAAGGGCTACGCCCGAAGCCTCACCGCCTGGATCGCCGACCACGTGACCCAGTGCCACGCCTGCGAATTTTCCATCCACCACCCCGCCGGCTTCGCCGGCACCGCTGACGCCCTACTCTCCATCACCCCCGAACACCTCAACCACCACGGCGCCCATTCATCCCTGCATGGAGCGCCCCTCCTGATCGACTTCAAAACTTCCGCCAACCGCCGCTCCCCCGAAATGCTGGCGGACTACACCCTCCAGCTAGGCGCCTACAGCCTCGGCTTGGAGCACCTGACCGACATTCAAGTGCCTGGAGCGCTCATCGTGGTGGCTCGCCGCGTCGGACCGCCCGACGTGACATTCATAGACCGCGATCAGCTTGTTCTGGCCCAGGACGGCTACTTAGCGCGGTGCCGCCAGTTCTTTGAGTCCATTCAGGATAGCCTCACACTCTGACGGCCATTCAGGGGCCATTCAGATAGGCACCTCAGCGGGCCATTCATGCGGGCTATGCAGTTCCTGCATAATCCCCCAAACCACCTGCGGCACCTAGCCCTCCGCTCTGCCTGGTACTTCCACTATGGCGACCCTAGGCAAACGAAACGAGAATCAAAATGATAATCATTCTCACAGCCTAGCGCAACGCTGCCCAACCATAACGTCTGGCGCCAGACAATAAAAAAGCCGCCCACGTGGGGCGGCTGCAGTGCTACCGGATCAGCTGGGCGGCCCCTAGCAGGGCCAGCAAGACCCATAGGATCCGTTGCCGCTGCCGGAGTGCGTCAAGCTGGTTAGCTTGCCCTTCCAGGAGCTCCTGAGCGGCGCTCAGAATCTCAGCCTTGGGGCTCCGTTCCGTGATGGTTTGCATTGTCAAGGTGCGAAGGATGGCGCATAGGTGGCGCTCACCCGTGAACCTAGGCGCTACCCTCGCAGGCTAACGAGACTGTCACAACTCTTTACAACCGCAAGGGCACAGTGAAAAGCCGGCGCCACTGGGGCACCGGCTGAGAGGCTATGGGACGTGGTGCTTAGCAGGGATGCCACTGCACCCCCAGGCGCGGCCCAAGGGTCAGTGCATAGTCTGGGTATTGATCCGTAACGTCGTCTAGGTGGCCGCGCCACACCAGAGCCGTTGCGTCGCGCTCGTCGGATCCGTACCGGCTGTGATCATCGGCCCAGTCGATCAGCACGTCGGCAGCATCACGTTTCGACCAAACGTGCCGAAGCGACTGGCGACCATGGGGAGCGGCAAAGGATCCGGATTGGCTGTGAGTTTGGATGGTTAGCTTCATTGGATTGGATTGGATTGGATTGGATTGGATTTGGCGAGATTTGAGAATCCCCAGGCTGTGACTGGGGCGGGCTTTGAGACGGTCTGAGATTGTCTCAGCCCTTCATCCTCCGCAGCAGGTGAAACCATCGCAACTGCGCGGCTTCATCATCCCGAGCAACGGCGGCCGCATACTTCCTCTCCGCTTCGGCCAAGACGTCGATGGTCCCGTCCTCATGCCGAGCGATCTCCCGGCTCTCCTCAGCCGCACCACCGGCCACCATGGCGGCCGCTGTGAGACGGTAGGCCGTGGCGCGGGAAACTCCGAAGAGTGACTGCAGGGCGGCCACAATGTCCGCCCTAGGGTCTCCATCGGCTGCGCACTGCGCCGCAAACGCCGCGGCCGCTTCGGTGTTCGCTGCCATGGTCACCACCTAGCCCAGTCGCCAGTGGTAAGCCAGTTGACCAACTCAGCCGGCAGCACTCGCTGAGCCCGCAATGCACAGTCGAGCTCGACCGTCCAAGCGTTGGCCAGGGTGACCGGATCGCCGCGCCAGTGCGGCTGATGGGCTTCGACGTAAAGGTGGCGCTGCGGATAATCGGCAACGATTAGCAGTGCCCGGCGTATGTTCGCCAGCACTGTTCCCAGATCCGGCGTGCTGATCTGATGGATTGTGCTGACCAGCTCGGCGTAGCAGGCGGCATCGGATCCGATGCCAGCACAGCCCAGCTCAGCCGGACCAACCCAGGCACGCTCGGCCTTTAGATATGTGCCATCGGGGCTGCGGGACGGCAGACCAGGCGGGAAACCGGCGTGATGATAGCCCAGCACTGCTAGCCCGGCTTCACGGGCCCGGAATTCCGCGGCGGTGTATGGGAACGGGGGAAGGTAAACCATGGTCAGACTCCGGGATGGCTGTCAGTGATCAGTCGGGCTGCAGTAAGGGCTCCTTGCAGCCATTCGTATGCCTCTCTTGCGGTTAGCCCGTAGGCCAGGCCTTTGACGCCTCCGGCGGGATTGTGCATCTCGTAGACGTTGTAACCGCCATAGACTCCCTGCAGGTGGACGTTTCCTATCTGGGCTTTGCCGTCTAGATACGTTTCCTCAGGTCGACCGAGAGCAGCGTTGAGCCGCTGCTCCATAGTGTCCAGTTGTTTCCGGGTGATTCTTGCCATTGTGGGATCCGTTGCTAATGTCGTGTTGGCCTAGTGGAACTAGGGTGCGGATACTGTGTTAAGAGGCCTCCAGCGTCACGAACACAACCTCGCAGCACCCACTGGGTCGCAGTTCGAAGCCCTCCATACCGCCTAAAGGGCTGGTGCGGCAACGGCAGCCGGTAAGGCCGAGAGCAGCCTTAGCAGCGGTCACGATCTGCCGGTCGGTCGCAGACTCAGGGAGCTGGAACGTCTCACGACGCACCCAGGCGTAGTTGGCCTCACCGCCGAAGGTGTCAGTGTGCTCGGCTTGCCAGGTGAGCTGGCGCGTGGTGGTGGTAGTCATTGTGCGGGGCTCTGCTGCTGGGTCGGGTGAGAATGGCAGGCGCGATATGCCGGTTCTGTGATGATGGCGTGCGCCGTGAGGCTGGCGGCGCTGGCCATCAGGGTCAGCACTGCCAGGGCGTTTATAAAGGGCGTGGTGCGCATCGGTCAGGCCTCCACCGGCTGGGTCGGGATCAGCACCACCGCGCCGGTGCTCAGCATGGTGCGCAGTGCCCACGCTCGATCTGCAACCTGCCGGTTGCCACCTGGCCGGCATTGCCGCAACCAGTAGCGGTGGAGCGCATCAGCGATCATGCCGCAGCCCATGCCTTGTGGCTGCCGCTCTGCTGGGTCGATCACCAGATACGGCAGCAGCGTCTCGGCTGCCAGGCAGGCGTGAAGCGATGCCAGGATGGAGTGTCGCGGGCTCAGCTTGGTGGCCGTTGCCGCGATCAGAATGCCGCGGTCGATCGGCTGCAGCAGTGCCATGGCTGGCGCGGCTGGTGTGGTTAGTGTCCTCATGGTTCGGGGCGAGACGGGAGGCTCGGGGGTGTGGTTCGATCCCGTCTCTTGCCTGCGAGTCTACAGCATTTCGGCGGCACTGCGCCAACGGCGGCGCAACAATCGGCACGTCGCTCGCTGCGCTCGCGACAATGCACGGAAACCTAGGATGAGAGACAAGAGAGCTGGTACGGCGAATGACGGCGGCAGACGGCGCAGACGCCCAACCTAAAAAGCGTCTGGCGTTCTCTGCTCTTGAGATCGCAGAGCAGATTTATGCGGTTCGGGATTGGCTTTCCCATGGAAAGCGTCCGCATGAGATCCGAAGGCTCTGTTTGGAACAGTGGGGGCTCAGCACGCGCGTAGCTGAAAACCGCATCCATGAAGCCCGCCGTGCGATGGTGCGGGACGTGGAAGCGATCGACCGTAAGGAACTGGCAGCGCAAGCGTTGGAAACGCTGCTCAAAGTGCAGGAGCAATCGCTCGATACTCGGCAGGGATCGAACGCGATTGGCGCCACTCGGCTTTTGCTGGAACTCGCGGGGATCCTCGGCCGGAGTGCCTGAGGCAGGCTCTGCCGGCTGCTGTGGGTCGGTTGCGGCTGGGGGATGGTTGCGGCTGGGGGATGGTTGCGGATCCGATGCGCTGCGCTCTCCCACCTATCACCACCCCCGGCCACCCCACACCAGAACACCAGCGCCGCACCCTTGCAATACGGCAGGAAATCGTCTAATGTAGGAGAGTAGTAAATGAGCCTCACCCATGGCCAATGCATTGATTCGGACCCAGCGGGAGCTGGCGCAGCGCGTGTTCGCTGCCCACACCGGCGCAGGCCCGGCAGTTGAGGGCTACGGCGCCACTGGCTGGCGCCAGTGGCTGATCACCGGAGCCGGCGGAATATGGTTCGCCGTGCCTAAAGCCGACCCCACTAGTAAACCGCGCGCGTTCCCCTGCGCGCTTGCCGACGCTAAGGCGATCCTGCTCAGCGGCCGCTGAGCCCACACCCCCTAGGGGCCCCACCACCAGGGGCCCCTGCCCCCACCCAAGCGGTGGGCGGCGGGGCTGCTATACCCGCTGCTCTCTGACCAACCCAATTTTCAACTACCCTAATACAGTAACCCCTACCCCCTATCCCCCACCCCCAGATCCCCGTCTCGGGCTAAAGCCCTCGACAAAACAGCCGAAAACACGCACCCGCAGTAGACTCCCATAGAACACAGTCTCGGGCTGGCGCCCTCGACATCCCTACCCCCGAGACCTCCGCGCAATGTCTCTGCTGGCTCGCATCCCCTCCGGCGCCTGCCTCTCCGCGCCCACCGGCGCAGGCACCAGATGTACTGAGTCGCTCGCTTCGCTGCGCGACAAAATCCTCAACTCTCTGCTCCCAGCGCAAAGAGACTTCTGCCTCGACGTAGACACAAAAATCCTCGGCTTCTGCGCGGGCTTCGGCGCCGGTAAAACTCGCGCCCTAGCCGCAAAGTGCATTTTGCTGGCAATGGACAACC